GGAGATAATATTATAGTGAAAGATAAAAAAGGAGATGGAACAGTAGGTGTTGGAAGTCCAAGTAACGATAGAATATCATACCAGGATGGTAACAGAGAAGTACAAGTGGTAAGAAGAGCATATCGTAAATAATATAAACTAAAGATGAAGAATAACATAAATCAGTTTAAATCCTTACTTCATAAACTAATTAAAGAAGAATTAGAAGGAGGAGAAGAGAAACCACAAAGTTTAGAAAAAATTAATTACGATTTAGTATTAGAACCAGCCGATTTACAATCGGCTCTATCTGCTCTAGGTGATATTAAAAACTATGGCATATATGCTAACAATTTAAGAGACCCTAAAATTATCCAAAAAATATTTGGCCCTAGCATCCCAGCTCAAAAAGCAAATACTGCTTGGAGAACTTGGGACACTTTAAATGATGAAGAAAGATTTGCTAAAGCAACTGACATCAGAAATAGAGTACCTGAGGATTGGAAGAAATTAGAAACTGAATTAGCAGACAAATATGATGAATGGCAAACTGAAAACGGTGAAGGTTCGTTTATTGAATTTGTTTCTACTTTAAAATCAACTGATTTAAGAAATGTAAAAAGTAATGGTTTCTTTGGTTCAAGAGGAGCTAATTACTACCCAATGAAAACACCAGACAATTTAAAAAAATATAGTGGTGTTATGACTAAAGATAAAGACTATATTGTAAGTGGAGATAAAGTTATTTTCCCTCAAAAAACAAACCCATTTGAAACTAAAGATTACTTAACTAAAGTATTAAAAACTATAATGGGTAATGCTAAATTGCAATATAATTTAGCTCAAAAAGAAGCGGATGATCAACCAACAACTACCTCTAATACACAGGGCGCGGTTGAGAAGATTAATTTCGTTAAAACGTTTGATAGTCCTGAATTAGCGAAAAAATTTATGAAGTTTATACCTAAAGATTTTGCTCCTAAAACAGAATTGGAAGGCGCTAAAGTATCTGTATTAGATATAACAGATCCACAAAAGAAAAACTTAATGGCTACTGCTTTAAAATTTATAGCTGATAATACTCCTAAGAAAAAAATAAAAGAAGCTATTACAGATTTAGTTAAAGAAATGTTAATTGAAAAAAAATTAACTTTAAAAAAATTAAATGAAAATGAAGAAGAAGATATAGTAGATACAGTAACATTAGACATTCCTTTATTTATTCGTATGTTAGAGTATGCTAAAGAAGATGCTCAAACTGATATGGATTTACATGATGTAGCTGAAAAAGCTATAGCATTAAATAAAAGTAAAGAAATGTTATCAATGGAAGATTATAACACTATAATAGGAGATAATAATGAAGAATTAAATGAAGCTTTAGATTTATCTTCTTATGGAGAAGTAGTTCCACCAAAAGGAGGAGGATCTTTAGCAGGTAGGTATTTTCAAATAAAAGGTAAATCTCCATATGATTTTATACTTTTAGATATTAAAGAAGAATCAAATAAACCTTACGGAGTAGCTATGATATCAGGTCATGGAATCTTTAGAGATGAACTAATACAATCCTTAGGATTTAGATCAACTTATAGTAACACAACAGGAGTAGATGTTTATATAGCTGATGGTAATTATAACCCAAAATACTTAAATGAAAAAGAATTTGAAGCTATTTTAAATAAATGGTCAGGAGGGTTAGGAAGAGAAGCACAAGCTCAAAAAGATTTTTATTCTAATAGACAAGCTGATTAATATGAAGATTAACCAAATTAAACAATTAATTCAAGAAGCAATTCAAGCTATATTTGAAGCTGATCTACAATATAACGAAGGTGATAGAGTAGAAATAGATTCATCTTATGGTGGTGGAATTGGTACTGTAGTTTTAGCTAAACATCCTTTCTATGCTATTAAATTTGATCAAACTGGAACAACTGACTCGTTTCATTTTTCAGACTTAAGACCATTCAGTGATGAAGAAGAAGAGGAAAAGAATGCTGATATAAACACAGGCTTAAATGAAAATGTTTTCAGATATGGTTCAGATGCACAATTACAATTGTTTAAAGAGGCAAGAGAATTATATAACAAAGGACTTTTATATTTACACCCTCATGACAGATGGTTAGTAGAAAATACTAGCATAGGTGAATATGGAGAATTTGAAGGTAAATTAGTTTCTTTAGATGTACCTTTTGTTGAAGAAGAATTATTAAATGAAATTGAATATCAAGGTAAAGAAGTTCAATTAAATAAACCTAAACGTGGTGGTTCTAAAAAATTCTACGTTTATGTTAAAAATCCTAAAACAGGTAAAGTTAAAAAAGTAGCATTTGGTGCTGCAGGCGGTGGTCAAAACTTAGCTGTTAAGATTAGAGATCCTAAAGCAAGAAGAGCTTTTGCTGCCCGTCAAAACTGTGCTAGAAAAAAAGATAGAACAACACCTGGATATTGGTCTTGTAATATAGGACGTTATTGGAAATCATTAGGTGGTGGTTCAAATTTTAGTGGATACTGGTAATGGAAAATATAAACGAAGAAGATAGATGTAAACGTATAGCTGATCGTAGGTATGATAAACCATCTGCTTATAAATCAGGAGCTATTGTTAGATGTCGTAAAGGTGATATTTGGAAAGATTTAAAAGAAGCCTTTAATCAACTTCTTCAAGAAGATGAATCACTTCATAAGTGGTTTAAACGTCAAGGTCCTAAAGGTAAAGAAGGAGGATGGGTTGATTGTAACTCACCTGATGGAAAAGGAGGATATAAAGCTTGTGGTAGAAAAAAAGGTGAAAATAGATCAAAATATCCCGCTTGTAGACCTACACCTGCTGGATGTAAAAGAAAAGGTAAAGGTAAAACTTGGGGTAAAACTAAAGAAGATATGAAATATAAATTAGCAGATTTATTAAATGAAATAGGTTTCGAAAAAATATATCACGTTGGAGGTATTCTTATTGTAGACCCCGATAAACGTAATCAAAAAGATATATTATCAGATATTAGGGCTTTACCTGGTATTACTATTGTACGTAATATAGAAATGGATCAAGATGCTACTTCACGTTATTTTAGAAGTACATTAGAGATTAAAGTTGATCCTTATCCATATGTAAAACAAAATAAATTTGATAGTAATGCAACTATTGAAAAAATTATAAATAATATTAAAAGTGTAAGTGGAGTTATTGGTTTCAAACAAACTGCTGATACTTACTCAACAAATGATTAATGAAACCTTATAAAGAAGTTTTAAATAATAATTCACGTACACGTGAGTTTAAAGTTAATACCCCTAATAAAGAATTAGTGTGGCATAGAGATGAAAAAGATCGTTATGTTACTATTTTAGAAGGGGAAGGTTGGCAATTCCAATTAGATAATAAATTGCCTTTGGAACTTCAAAAAAAAGATGTTATATTTATACCTAAACAAACATACCATAGGGTACTAAAAGGTAAAACTAACCTAGTAATCAAAATAGAAGAAAATGACTAAACTTAAATTAAAAAATATTCTATCTGAACTTTTAAAAGAAGTAGGAGAAACTCATCCAGTACATAAAAAGATTAATGATAAATTAATGCAAATAGCTAAACGTGGATCAGATGCTGAAGAAAGAGAAAACAAAGATAGTAAAAGTATTAAAGAAAGTGAAGAAAAAGAATACACAGTAGAATACTGGTACAGATATGGTAAAGATGGAGATGATAAAGATTATGATGAAATTAAAGTAAAAGCATCTTCTGAATCAGAAGCTATTGAAAAAGCAAAACAAGGCGCTAGAAGTAAAGCTATATCATCATCATTTGAAATAAAAAAATAATATGTCTTTAAATATATTAAAAAAACTAATCAAAGAGGGTATTGAAGATTTTGTTTCTCAACAACAACGAGAAACCATATCTTTTGAAGATAATCCTCTTGAATATATTCTTCAAAAATACCCTTCATTAGATGCTGCTTTAGTAGATTTAATGACCGAACATTATAGAGATTATATTACAGGTGTTTATGTAATAGCACCTAAACCTACTACATTTAGAATTTTACTTCATAATGGGCAAGAATTTTATTTAATATATGGTCCTAAATCATATACTGCTAAAATATTAGGTAAAAAATATTATTTACTTAACTTAAGTGAAGAACAATTTGCTATTAATGCTGTTGCTTCTTTATTAGAATTAGGTATGCCTCCAGGATCTGAAGGCCCAGGTGAACAAATGGATAATGAAGCTGACACAAAAGGAGGAGAAGATTTACCAACCGAAGAAACACCAGCTGAAGAACCAGCACCTGAAGAAGAATTAAAAGAAACTGAAGAAGTTAAACCTAAAAAAGTATTAAGGTTTAAAATAATTAAAGAAAATTTATCAAAAAAAACTTCTCTAAATGAAGTTACTGAAGCTGAAGAGGGTATTGAAATCTTAAAATCTAAATTAGGATTAACAGATGAAAACTTCTCTAAAATATCAAATAATAGATATAAACTATTAGTACCAGGTTCTGAACGTATTGAGTATATTAAAAAAATTCAAGCAATTGAAGACTTTGATTACGACCCAAGCGCTAAAGGATCATCAATAGGTGCTATTAAATATAAAAACTCATTCTTTATCATTAAACCATCAGGTGCTCAAGGTAGAGCTTCCGCCGGAACTGAAAATGAAGATGTATTAGAAAATGAAATTAAAAAGTATTTAGCATTAGGTGCTAAAAATATTATATTTAAAGCTCCAAATAAATCTTACACTGTACCAAATGCAACTGGAGTAACAGGAGTAGGATATGATGTAGCAGGAGGTAAAAAAGCAGATATTGTTATAACCGGAACATCAGGTAATTATCCAATCTCAATTAAAAAAGACAATGCAGGTTTTTGGGAAAGTGCGGATACTAGATATAAAGAATTAATGACTAAATTAGTGACTAAAATTAAAAATGGTGATTTTGGTCCTGAATTAGTTTTCAAACCTTTTATTGATAAATTAGGTAATGAAAAGAAAGGTATAAATGTAATGCATAATAACACTACAGATACTAAAGTATCAGGTGTGTTAGTAACAGATTTACCTAATAAAGAAGAAGAATCTATTATATTTGGTTCAGATAAAGCAGTTGTAATTTATAGAACATACACTGAAAATGATTTTAACCAACAAGGAGATAATTTAATCATTACTGTTTCTAAAATTATAGAAAATTTACAAGATGTAGAAGAATTTAATTTAGAACCTGTACTTAATATTAGACATGATTCAACAAGAAGTGCTACTGGTGGTTTAAGAGCAACAGTTCAACCCTCAAACTTATTATATAAAGACGGTGCTGTAACTGGAAATAAAATAGAATTATCTTATAACGATATTATATCATAACATACAGACTAGATTCATAGCCTAGTCGAAAATTAAAAATAAATTAAAGGAATCTGTGGCTCCGTTTGGCGTTTATGGATTCCTTCATTATATTTAACAGTTAAAAATTTTATAAATGGATAAAAAAATAGTAATAGTAGGTGCAGGAGTAGCAGGTATTAATGCAGCCACTAAATTAGTAGACAATGGCTATCCGGGTCATTTAATTACAATTATTGATATGGGGAAAGATCCTCATAAAAGATTACCAAGTGAAGTAATGACTGGTATGTTAGGTGCTGGTGGTTGGTCTGATGGTAAATTAACTTACCACACAGCCATTGGAGGCCAATTATCAAAATACTGTGGTGAAGATAAAGCAATGGAATTAATGGATCAAGTTATAACTAACTTTAAACGTTTCCATCCTAAACCAGAAGAAGTACAATGTTCAAATCCTGAAGCTGAACCTGACTTTATTAAACCATATTTTGGTTTACGTTTATTTCCAGTATGGCATGTTGGAACCGATTATTTATTAGAAATTGCTAAAAACTGGTATTCATATTTAGTTGATAAAGGTGTTCATTTTATTTGGGAATCAAAAGTAACAGATATTGATTTTGAATATAATAGTTTAATGTTAACAGGTTATGCTAATTACTTCTTAAACTACGATGAACTTATATTTGGTGTAGGTAAATCAGGTATTGACTTTGGTAAAGTATTAGCTGAAAAATATGACTTACCAACTGAACCCAAATCAGTACAAATAGGTGTTCGTTTTGAAGCACCACAACATCACTTCCAAAACTTAATTGACATTTCATATGACTTTAAGTTATATAGAAAATTTGATGATAAAGGAGTATCATTACGTTCATTCTGTACTAATAATAATGCAGCATATGTTGCTGTAGAAGAAACATACGGAAACTATACTTACAATGGTCACGCTAAAAAAGATGAAAAGTATAGAAACAACATGACTAACTTCGGTATTATTATGGAGTTAAATGGTATTGAAAATCCATTTGAATGGTCAAGAAATGTTGTATCACAATTACAATCAGTAGATGGTAAAGGTTTATATTACTCTCCATCTCGTAAAGTATCACTTACCTCTGAAGGAGGTCATGTAGAAGCACATCAAATAACAGAGGCTGATATGGTTGATGTAAGACACATTTTTGAAGGTTACTTTAAATATGTTGATGATTTTATTGATGATATGAAAAAAGTATTTCCAACATTAAAAGATGATTGGGGAATGTATATTCCTGAAGTAAAATATCTATCACCTGAGCCACTTGTTGATTATATTAATTTAGCCCTGACTAAGTATCCTAACGTACATTTTGTTGGTGATGCACTTTCCGCTAGAGGTATAACAGTAAGTGGTGCACAAGGGATTTATGTTGCAGAAGATTTATTAAAATCTTAAAAAATATTAAAAACATTTGAAATGGGAGGCTTGGCCTCCCATTTTTGTCTTTATATATTATAATAAATAAAAAGGTTATGGAATATCAAAAACTTCATGTTATAACTGAAGAAATGTATCAACAGTTACTTGATATGGTTTTTTCTAAAGATGAAAATGATTTACATCTAGCAGAAGAAATTGTATTAAATGCTGATACAGATGATTTAAATACTTGTCATTACATTGAGGACATATGTTTAACTTTTGTTATAACTAAACCTCAATCACCTCTTCATCATTATTATCTAGAATTAAGAAAACAACCAAATTGGAAATTAGTCCAAGAAGCCCATTTAGCCTTTCGAGACGAATCGTTTGGCATCCCAGATGAATTTTAATATATTATATCATTAAATTAAAACAATAAGTTATGTCTAAAAAAACAAATCTAGTAGCTCTAAATGCTAACGAATTAAAACAATTCCTTAATCACATTATTGAAAACAACAGATTCCTACAGGAACAAAATAAAACACCTGTTTCAATTGAAGTAATTGGTGAATCAGGTATTGGTAAAACATCAGCTATTGTTCAATTAGCTAAAGAATTAGATTTTAATTTTGTTAAATTGAATTTATCACAAATTGAAGAAATTGGAGATTTAGTAGGTTTTCCAATTCGTCAGTTTGAAATTCAAAGAGATGAAGAAAGTGATAAAATTTGGGTTGATGAAAATGTATTAGATGAAAAGTTTAAACAAGGTTACTATACAACTGGTTTGAATAGAATGGGTTACTGTCCACCTGAATGGATCAGTGGTAAAGAAAAAGGTGGTATCTTATTATTAGATGACTGGAATAGAGCTGATATGAGGTTTATACAAGCCGTAATGGAGCTAATTGACAGACAACAATATATTAGTTGGTCTTTACCTAAAGATTGGCATATTATCTTAACAGCCAATCCTGATAACGGAGATTATTTAGTTTCAAGTATTGATAACGCTCAGAAAACACGATTCATTACTGTACAATTAAAATTTGATACAGAATGTTGGGCTAAATGGGCTGAAGAAAGTCAAATTGATGGTAGATGTATTAACTTCTTATTACTACATCCTGAACTAGTAACTAAAGAGGTTAACAGTAGAAGTGTCTCAATGTTCTTTAATTCAATTTCTTCAATTAAGAACTTTGATGATTCATTACCATTAATTCAAATGGTGGGTGAAGGTTCAGTTGGACCAGAATTTAGTTCTATGTTTACTATGTTTATTAATAATAAACTAGATAAAATGATTTCACCAAAACATGTCATAGAACAAGATGAGAAGTATGTTTTAAATACTTTAAAATCAATTGTTGGTAAAGATGATAATTATAGAGCTGATTTAGCCTCAACTTTATCAACTAGAATTGTTAACTATTTAGATTTGTTTTCTAAAGAAAATCCTGTAGAAAAAAATGTAGTAGATAGAATTTCTAAAATTGTAAATGAAAAAATATTTACAAATGATATCTGTTACAACATGGTTAGATCAATTTACAATAATAATCCAAGTAAATTCAAAACTATGATGATGAATAAAGATTTAGTTCAATATATAATGAAATAATATGAGTATAGTAAAAGCATCCTTTTTCGAACCATATATTCCTAGTAGCCATGATAAGGATCAAAATGTTTTTTTACAATATAGCTACAACCAAGGTAATGATGGAGATATATTTTTTACTGAAAAAGAAAGTAAAGAGTATGAAAATTTAGTTAATTCTTTATTAAATCAAAATCCTGAATCTGCCCTAACAGGTAAAGTTTATTTAGGCAAGTTATCTTCTTTACCAAGACATAAAATAAAAGATTACTTTAAGGAAAATAAGGTTAATAAGACCTCAAGACTAGAACAATCTGATACTATCATTTTAAACAAAGAACATTTATTAGAATTTAATAAAATATTTAATTCACCCTCATCATGGTACAGATTAAAACCATGTAAAGTATATAAATTTGATTCAGAACAAGATCAAGAATATATTGAAAAGTATTACAAATCCTATCATAATTATGTTCTTGAAGATTTATATATTATATTAATTGATGAAAATAATAAGAAAAAAATAACACCTAGACTTGCGAATTTCTTACAAAATAAAAAATCAGAAATATTTCTTTATAAAAATTTATATAGAGGGAGAAATTTAGTAGAAGTTCATAATTATTTAGAGTATATCTTAAAAAATCCTAATGTTAAAGTAGTATTTGATGAAAATCTGATGAACCCACTTAATGAAGATGGTTTTGAATTAGATGAGGAGTATTTAACTACTTTAGATGGTATGTTTGAAAGTAAATCACAAGATAATATTAATTTAGCTTTAGAAATGCTTTCAAATGTTAATATTGAAAAAAATTCATTAACCATTGCTTTATTTTTAAATAAACATAAAGATAAATTCTCTTGGGGTAGTGGATTAAGTATAACTAAAAATAATAGTTTTAAAAGTACATTAAAGTATTTTAAATCTAAAAATATTAATTTAGAAGATGATTGGAGGCAATTTAGTACTAATTTATATAAACTTCATAAAGGCAATCCTAAAAATTTAGAGATTATTAATAGTTTTATTAAACAAAATATAAACATGTATTTAAAGGAATATGATAAATATGGTTATATTGAATTAGTTGATTATAGTTTGGCTCTTAGAAGCTAATTTCATATATTAAATAAAAAAGGTTATGACAGATGTGTATCAAGAAGTAGCAAAGCAATCCAAATTACTTATGCTAAAAGAACCATTTTATGGTTTATTTTTAATAGCTTTAAATAAAGAGTTAAGAACAGACATTCAAACTGCATGTGTTACTCCGGATAAAATTAATATTAAACTTTGTATTAATCCGGAGTTTTGGTTAGGTTTAGATGAAAAAACTAAACTAGCTGTACTAAAACATGAGCTACTTCATATTGTATTCTTCCATTTAGAAAATTTTGAACGATTTGAGAACAAAAAGTTATCAAATATCGCTGCTGACTTAGAAATTAACCAATACATTGAGACTGAATATAAAGGTGACAGTTGGGATGGTTTAGAATATGATCAAGGTATGTTTAAAGATCTTAATTTATTACCTAAACAAGGTACTAAATATTATTATGATTCTATTCAAAAAGAAATTGATGCTAATCCTAATGGTAATTTAGCTCAATTTGCAAATGGTATTGAAATGGATTGGCATGACTTATGGGAAGCAATGGAGGGTATGAGTGAAGCTGAAAAGAAATTAATTTCTAAACAAATTGACCATCAATTAAAAGAGATTGCTTCTGAAATGCAGAAGAAAGGTAGAGGTTTAGTCCCATCTGAACTAGAAAGTTACATTAATGGTTTATTTGAAATAACAGAACCTGTTTTGGACTGGAAATCATATTTAAGACGATTTGCATCTGTATCACCTAAAGTATTTACTAAAAAAACAAGACGTAAACCAAATAAACGTTTTTATGGTAATCCTGCTTTAAAAATCAAACAAAATAAACGTACATTAGTTGCTATTGATACATCAGGATCAGTTTCAGATGCTGAAGTTTTAGAATTTTTTAATGAAATTTACCATATGCATAAGACAGGTACTGAAGTAACTGTAATAGAATGTGATTCTATAATCCAAAGAATATATGAATATGATGGAAAATTAGAAAACATATCAGTTAAAGGTAGAGGAGGTACTAGCTTCGATCCAGTATTTGATTACCTATTTGAACATAGAAATGAGTTTAATAATTTAATTTATTTAACTGATGGTGAATGTAGTGCTCCTAAAACACAAGTTAGAAAACCAATATTATGGGTTCATAGTTCAAGATCAAAAATAAATGAAGATTTACCAGGAACAAAAATAAAAATTAATTAGTTATGAATTTTAAAGTAAACTACTTACCCGAAAAATACGAAAATATAATTTTACCTCTAATGACTATGTCTGATAAACTTGTTTTAGGAGGAAGTTTAGCTTTACATATATTAGATATAATGGACTACGATTTTGATAATCGTAAACCTGACATTGATTTTAGTTTAAGAGAACCCTTAACAGAACATGAATTATCAGTAATTAAAGATTTTTATGAGTTAACCTTCATCATGAGAAGAAATGATTATAATATTGAAAGTATTCCTCATGATGATGATTTAATGGAACAAAGACAAACACCAAAATCTGTACAACATTTCTTAACTAAAGATATTATTCAATTATATAAACCTGATCCTAACGCTAAACCTGATGGAGTAGAACATTGGGATAAAGAATATATTATTGATTTCTTTAATTCAACTTATTTACCTAAAAGAGAATTAGTTACTATTGATTACAAAGGTTATGAATTAAGATTATCACACCCTTCATATATTTTATCTCACAAATCAAAGTACGCTTATGATAATAGAGTAGGTAAACAATATAAACATTTTCAAGATTTACAACAAATTGATTGGAAAAAGTATTTTGGAATTATTAAGAAGATAGAGCCTAAATATGATGAATATAAAACTGAGGAAGGTCATATTGGTCACAGATTATCTCATTATACTTGGAACCCTTTAAATAATAAAGAAACAGTTGAATGTTTACCTTTTTAATATTTATAGACATAAAATCTACTAAATGTCTACAATTGTAATTTTAAGCTGTACAAAATCAAAACTTGATAAACCATCACAGGCCCAAGATTTATATTCAGCATCTCCTATGTTTAAAAAAACATTAGAGTATGGTAAATCTTTAAAACCTGATAAAATGTATATCTTATCAGCAAAACATTTTCTAGTACCTCTAACCAAGGTACTAGCTCCTTACGATAAAACCTTAAAAGAAATGCCTAAAGATGAAAAAGAAGCATGGGGAGAAAAAGTAATCTCTCAAATGAAATCATCAGGTATTAATCTTGAAAAAGATAAATTTATTTTCTTAACAGGTAGTGAGTATATGAAACCTTTATTAAAATATATTCCTGAAGGTAATATTGAAAAACCAATGGAAGGTAGACGTATGGGAGAAAGATTACAATGGTTAAACAGTCAGATTAAAAAATTACATGAAGTAGCTAAACGTATTAAAAAAATAGTATATGAATATTTCTCAAAATAAATTACAAGAAGTTTTAACCTTATATCTTAATGACATTGAGGATTATGGTACACCAGACGAATTGGTATTAGCAGAAGCTGCTTTATCTCCAATTAAAAATTTATTAACTGAATCTAAAAAACCGACTAAACAATTAATTGAAGAAGTATTTTCTGCTTCTGAACCTAAAAGTCAAATAGTTATAGCAGACTTTT